TCTGCTTTTGCAGCTTCCGCATATGCTATCTGTCCTCCAGTTGCTTCTTTGATACCTGCTGTAATTGTTTTATATGCTATACCCGATACAGCTCCTAGGGCTTCTTGACCCGCTATAAGGTTGACAACATCGCTTGCGCTTTTTAGAAATTGAAATGCGGCAGATACAGCAAATACTTGAGCAGCTAACGTTGCATAAACACCAACTAAGCCTCCCACTCCTTGCTGCATTTTTGAAAAGCTTTTTACACCACGATTAGTCATGTCTGCGGCGCCGCCCATATTCCTACGAGCATTATTGGATTTATTACCTAAATCCTCCATGCCCTTGGCGGCTTTTTTAGAATCTACTCCTACTTTCTTTAGAGTACCATCATCATCAGCATGTACATCTATTTCAATTTTATTCTTTTTTGCCATTAACCTTTCACATTGTGGGTGTAGGTCTTTCCTCCACCGCCTGTTTTAGATTTGCGTTCTTCTTGCTTACGTTTTCGTTCTGCTTCATCAGCTGCATTTTTTACTACAACTCTTTCAATTAATTTCATGAAATAAACAATTACTTTCGGATCCTCTATTCCATGCAAGTTTAGAAAAAACTCACAAGAAGACCATTCTTTTCCTAGATATGTTCCTGACATTCCATCAAAGCTGTCTTTTAGTTGTCCGAATATAAAAAATGCCACTTGAACCTCTTCAGGATAGGAGGTTTCCTGTGGCATTCTTCTGGGATCTGGCTCTTCGCCTGTTTGTTCACATATTTTTAAATATGTCTCAAAATCAAGTTTACTTGAAGAATTTTGTGTGTCTGCAACAAGCAGCCTTTCTATTTCAGCTACTTGTTCTTCGTAAAATTTTCAAGGTCACCTACAGTTTCTGTTACCCATGTGTCGAAATCATTCGCATTTTTCATGAGCATTTCCGCATTATCTGCAGTGTAGGGCAAACAATCATCTGGGTCAAAAGCCGCAACATCCACCAAAAGAAGCTCTTCTAGGTAGGAATATTTTAGGCCGCTCCACCCTTTGATAATGGCTTTGCAGTATTCTTCTAAGAACTTATCATCATCCAGATCTTCTTCGGGTTGGCGAGTTTTCTTGTTCCACTTTGTTCTTAAACAACGCTTCCGAAGCTTAACTAATTCTTCTCTTGCTAGATAGCAGAGACTTACAGTCATTCCTTCATACCCAGGGTAGTCAAGAATTAGGGTTTTACTAGGAGTCATTAGACTCGCAAGTGATACAGGTTCTTTTTTCGTATTAGTTTGGTCTGGCATTACATGAATCCTTATTAAAATTTATAGAGATAGTATAATTCAAAAGACAAGAAATGTCAAGAATTATTTTTGGAGGGTGAAATGAAAAAAGGGACCGAAGTCCCTTTGTAAGCATTTAGTATGAAGAGGGCGGGAAATAAGTAATTGTTTCAATTTCATCCGCATCACCCAAACTAGTTGGCAGAGCCTGCATATTAGTTTCTAGTGATATAATATCTTCAATTGAGTGAGTAGGTACTTCAATGTGTGCTGCGGGTAGTATAAGCTGGAATCCAGCATCAGTACCAGTAGAAACACAAGCTGCGCTTCCTCCGACATCCATTGTTATCTTGAACTTATTCACAACTTTTGCTAATGCATTTGTACTTACCATATCGGTGAAGAATTGTCGTGAAGTTCCGTTCATTCCCACTTCACCAGAAGCATCATCAAGCGTCAAATAACAAGTAGCTGCAGCAGTTGCAGTTCTTGTACCTGTTACGTGCTCTAGCGGCTTGTTAATTACTCCTAATTCCTCAGGAACTAGATAAGTAACGTTATTGGCGATTGTAAAACTTCCGCCTGTCAGCGTTAAGCTGTATTTACCGTTAGCAGCCGTTCCTGTGTTAGCGTTATAACTACCTGTACCAATGGCTACTAGTCCTGTTGCACTACCTAAGTTTTCTGCATTTGCTTTAGTACTAAACAAAGCGAATTCAGTAGTTGCATTAGTACCGCCATTATAAGTTCCAGTCTCATCACCTACTCTAACAAAATGATGAGTACCATTCAGGTCAGTGTTACCTGTGCAACCCGTGATATATACTTGGTCTCCTGTTTTGAAATTATGAGGAGTACTTGTAGTAATAACCTCATTAGTTACATCAATCGCACTAATAGTCGCAAATGCTCCTGGGAATGTACCAGTAACTTTATCTGCAGCAGTTGCTGCTTCAATACCCACCGATGTTAAGCGGTTACGAATAAAGTTTTTAGTACTATCTATTGCTTCATCAATTGCTTGAGTTGCAGTATGAGTACCGCTAGTGTTTACCGCAGTTATCCAATGCACAGACCTACTATTCAAAGTGTTAATCCATAGGTCTCCTATTACGGGATCTCCACCGGAATCAACCCTATCAGTAGCTCCTGCTAAAGCTGGAGGTGATGCAGTATTTCCGTCTGCAATACAAACATTGTCTGATTTATCTTGAATTTCTTTTGCGAATCCTGACCAGTTTAGTGTTGCAATACCGTCAACATCGAAATCAACGCTAACCTCATTAACAACAGCTTCTGGAAGACGATATACTAATGGGTTAGTAGCATCTGTATCAATCATAAACCAGAATACTAAACTATTTAGCGCAGAGCGGTTAGATTCTGTAGTTACTACTGCCATAGTATCAGCGCCCGGAGTTAGTACTGCACCGGAAACTGCATTTGCCGCCCTAGTAAATCCGCCTGTTAGTGTATAAGCATCTGCTCCAAACATATGTGCCCAAAGTACTTCTTCAACACCGTGAGCTTCAGATGCAGAATCCGCTTGCTTAACACCTACTCCACTTGATAGAGAGGGCGCTGTACTTTCGAAGGGACGAATATAACTACTAAACGACCATTCTGCAGGAGCTAGTGAGTCCGTAAACATACGACGTCCTCTACGTGATATACCTGCCGTACTTTCCATTTCTGCGAGTGTTATCTCAGAAGTGTTTGTTGTTTGAGAAAAGCTGTAGCCATCTAATATAGGAATCTCCCAAAAAGCTCCTTTACCTAGATTTGCAGCATCCTCAGTATTATCCGCTGTAGCTCGAAATTGTACGAAAAATCGAGTATCACGACTAAAATATAGCTGATCTGCCATGAATTATCTCCTATCTATCTTGAAAAGACTGGGTCGTGAACTTTTGTTCGTGCCAGAATTTTCTAATATCGAACCTCTATTAGGACTTCTCCTACTCCTAGAGGATCTAATACACCTTCGTCAGTATCAATACTGAGTATTGTGATTTGTTGGGTCGTTTGTGTAGTTCCATTTCGGTCTTTATACTGCAAACGACTGTTATCTTCTAACGCAGTCTCCACATCTTCTAATAAATTGTCTAATGCTTCTACTGATTCTTCTTCATTTACATAACAGCGCACTGTTATATTTAGAAATCTATTTTTATATCCACCTGTTTGGTACTCTCGGCTTTCAGAGCCAGCGTTCAAATGTATAGCTGGAAACTCTTCGACTTCATCCCAAAACTTTAGTCTAGGACTTGTTTCCGCAACTGATGATCTGAATAAACCCCGCCCATCTATTTCTGCGAGCTTATCAGCTAATGCTTTTGTGATTCCTGATCTACGAGAAGTATAGGTTCTGTTTGTTACCATTATACTCTCCTAGTATAAAATCTTCCTAATGCTAAATTGGCTGCGATTTCTCGTATTGATGCATCAATTAATTGTCTAGGGTCTCTTTGTCCGTCTTCCCATGGCGCTTTTCCCACGCCTGATTCATATACCTGATAAGGATCTTTAGCATACGTATATCCAAAACTTGGAAAACCTTGAGCCGTCCTAGTTACTTCTGTTATTTTAGCACTATTTGCAAATCTACCTGTTCTATTCTCTAGTCTAGGGGATATCATATTTTTCCTAACAGTCTGTGGTAATTTCTGGTTTATCATTGCCATAATACTAAACAGAGACTGTTGATTTGAGCCACCTTTTACAGTAGACTGTTTAACCCTACGCTTACGTATAGATGCTACATTATTTGTTTTTACAGTGTTTTTTCTCTTTTTGTCTAACTTGGACGGTTTTTTATTATCATCAATTTTTAGATCTTCAGTAGTAACCAGAGCCCCTTTTATTTTCTTGAAGGGATCCATTATCTTTTTTACTACTTTTTTTCTTGTTGCACCCGCCAGAGAGTCAGACCCTTTTAGGTTAGGAATATCTAATTTTTCTAATGCATTTTTGAGTGCTTTTCTTATTCCTTTTTCTTTTTTTCCCGCCTGTGTAACATTTTCAAGAGCGGAACCAACGGATACATGTACAGTTCCTTTCTCTAAATCTTTTATAACTTCTAACTGTGTTTTTATCTGTTCTAAAGCCTCTCTATCTTTCTTACTCATTTTGGAGAAGTTACCTCCAGGCATCGCACCTTGTTTAGTTAAAGAATCATGTATTGCATCATTTATCTGATGCGCAATATTAGCACCAATATGTTCTAAATTGAAGACTTGTCCTGCACTACCTGCCTCCACATAGCCTCTTCTGTTTGATTTTCTAATAGGTGTGGCACCTAATGCTTCTACAATCTTATTGTAAAAAGTATTTAATTCATTCTGATACAGGTTAGTAATTGATTTATAAATATTCTTACTGCCGCCCTCTTTTTGTTCTACTGTAGCAACAATTGAGGTCTTGGTTCTAGTATTTATTTTTACGCCGCTATCTTTTTTGGCAGCGGCATTAGTAAATCTTTTCTTTACATCTGCAGTTAGGGTATTCAATGCTGTATTAAAGGTCTCTCTAAACTTCTTCATATTAATACCGGATTCTTCCGCATGTGCTAAATTTGTGGACTCGTTATCGCCCCTTTTACTATGTAATAGAGTATTCATTACACGTCTTATTTCTTTACTATCAAAATAGAAAACATGTGTTTCTCTATTATTAGTAAGTTCTCTATAAGAGGGATCAGAGTCTTTCTGCATCTCCGCATCAAGTTTTAATAAAAAAGCTTTTAATCTAGGTGATGCCATTTAAAAATTCTTATACAAGTCTAGGACTCTCTTAATATGATCTGGAAAAGAAACATTATTTTTCTGGCTTGTACTAGCTTGGTTCTGCATTGTTGCACCTGCTATAGATTGCCTTTGCTTATGCTCGTCTTTTAGATAATAAGTAACAAGATCGAGTACTGCGAGCTTAAGATCAGAAGGCACAGCGCTATAGCCGGCTGTATAAACCACTTTTACTGCCCCCACTCCCGTCTTCCAGGGTGTATAACCACTGGCAGTAGTGCGAAGAAGACTATCTGTAGCAGTATCTAAGTAATATTCATTGTCACCAGTTGTAAGGGTGGCATAAGCGCTACTGTAGTCATTTCGTTCCTGTACACTTGTAAGTGTGTTTACAGGACTCTCTGTTAATTGGATAATATGTGTTGTCCAATCAATAGTAATATATTCTGTTTTTGCCGAAGAATAATAGTCGACAATACTATTACCACAATAAGTTTTTACCAACTGACTTACTGAAGGAATGATAACATTAAGCCGAGCATCCTCTTTTGGTTGAGTGATACCCTCAGCGGTCTTATATTCTTGTAAAGTTATTAAATCAGCCATAAATTATTTAGTAAAAACTTGGGGGAGGGATCTCCTCCCCCAGATTCTAAAGATTACCGAAGTAATCTTACTCGCTATTAGGAGTAAGGTAATCTTACAGAAGGTACATCAGTACCGGATGCTGCGTACAGTTCGGCGAAGCCGAGGGACTGTGCTGCAACGATCACATTCTGCTGATCTTTCACGCTGTACTCTGTTTCAATGCTAACGCCCTTCAATCGGGGTATAACATAGTTGTCTACGTTAACAGCCATAGCTGCTGTTGTAGAAGGAGTACCAGTTGAAGCTAACTGGTTAGCTAACTGGTTAGTTGCGACTACGGGAGACCCGAAGACTGAACCAACTACACCGATACGCTTAGTAGCAAGGTCGTTTCCAACTTCGCTCACGTCGGTGAATCCAGAAGCATCAATTAGCTCGTAGTAAACGTCATTAGGAACAATGAACGCTACCTTTGAAGGATCCATGCCATACTTGCCCATGTCTTTTCGCATTGCGAGAAGGCCGGCAGGTGTAACTTCAGCGGAGCCAGAAGCATCAATGGTAGTTGAACCAGTTTGTGCATCTCCATAACCGCCGCCATCATCAGCGCCATTATCGCCACATAGACCTTTTGAGATTGTGCCAGAAGAAGCACCAATAAGGATAGCCTTATCAAGCGCAACTGCGTGTGCACGTGCTAGTGCGGAAGTAACAATAGGTAACAATGTTACAACTACTTGCTCGTCGGTATCATTTGAGATATAAGTACCAGCGATCAATCTGTGAGCCTGTAAGATTACTTGGCTAACAGTATAGTTGTTATCACCTGCGTCAGAGAGTTGGTTAGATGAATCACCTACACCAGCTGCGCTGAACGTTGCTGCTCCTGCGTCTGGGGCCAATGGTAGTACAGTGGCACCGGAAGCAACTTGGATATCACGGAAAAGAGGTGCAACCTTCATTTCCTGACGTACTTCGTTCTCAAACTGAGTTGAGACGATTACATCGATACCTGCTGAGGTAGTAGATGTATAATCCACTCCAGCTTTTTGCATGACATTTTTGCCGAAATCGGTATCCATACCTTTTCCAGTAATCTTGCCAAGAACAGTTGCTTCGAGAAGCTCTCGACCGTGTGCCTGAAGATCGCTCTTCTGACGTCCAGAGAAATCACGCTTACTGTTTTGAATTGCTTCAAGTTCAGCTTGCTTCTCTTCTAAGTCTTTCTTATACTTCTCCATAACTTCCGCAGCATTCACTTTCTCATCTTCGAATTCTTTACGGATATCGTTCATCAAGCGCTCTGCACCTGACTCTACGCCAGTTTTGATTGCAGTCTTGACTTCTTCTTCTTGCTGAGTTTTGGCTTCTGCATCAGCAGCGGCTTTCTCCTCAACTTCTTTTTGTACAGCCTCTTCGGCTGCTTTTTGCTCGGCTTGCTTCATTGCGATTTTAGCAGCAGTTTCCTCAGCTACCTTTTTAGCAAAAGCTTCCAAGTCAACGGGTTGATTTGTCTCTTCAGACATTTGTATCTCCTTTTGGACTTGCGCCCCGTCACTATTAGTGAAAGTTTTCTTGAAATCTTCATACTCGGACATTGAGTCGAAGGACTTCGCCAGTGAAAAAGTAGCCGTTTGGTTACAGGGTACAGATACTACTGATACCTCGAACAATTCAGCGTCCTTTATTCTTAATCCGTCGGTTTCCTCTATATAATCAGCATCCTTGACTCGGAAACCAACAGAAAAGGCTCCAAGGACACCGTCTTTAACTAAGTCCACAACATCTTTGGCGGCCTTACTTATCTTAGCCTCCATCTCTAGACCATTGTCAGTAGCTTTTAGTCCAGTAGCTCTTCCAATAGGTCTATTATAGTCGTGATTGAAAAGAATTATGGGATTCTTCTCAAAATTGTTCAATCCACCTTTAGTCCATGCATCCGCTGAAATAGAATCGCCCGCGCGATCAAAATCTACAGTGCTTGCCATACCTCGGATTTTAACACTACCATCATCCTCTGTATGGGACTTAAAAGTAGAGGTAAGATTAAATATTTTCTCCATCATCCCCCTCTTCTTCCGCATCTGCGGTCTTTGCCTGTAATTCTTCTAGTGGAGTTGGTGCTTCCACTTTAGGCTTTTCTTCAGTTAATCCCTTCATAAGATCAGGACAAAAAGATTTTGTAAACTGTATCATAATTGACCAAGACCCAAATATTTTCCTAACTGTTGACATTTTAATCATAGTAGGTCTATTTGGATCTTCACTGAATTCTTTTGGTTCTACAATCCACCCTGCTTCCGCAAAGTACATAGCCATTGTAGTTGCTAGTTGTTTCTTTTGTTTTGAGCTACCTGCCATTACTTATCTTGCTCCTCTGCTAACTTTGCCCAATCTTTTACAAGCCCTGGTAGTTCTGGTATTGGTACACTATAAACTTTATTACAAAACTCTAGTTTTTGCTCTCT